TGTCTAAAAATAAAATGGGAGAATTGGTCATGTTGGTGGGCTGATTGTGATTGTCTCGGTTTCTATTATTGCGTATTGTTACCCATTGACGACGTAAGATTTTGGAGTCCTTACGATCTAGGCAAGGAGAGATTGTCTTGATTGCAACGTGCGTATGTTGCGGTTTTGATGGTCATGTTCATGATTATCATTTATGGACAGCCGATGGACGCAAATATCCTGATGTATGGCTTTGTGACGTTTGTTATGTTGAGGTGTTAGCATGAAAAAAATAGGTAGACCCAGAAAATTAACTAGAAAGCAAAACATTAGTGTAAATTTACCGTCGCATACAATAAAAAAAGTAGAAGATAAATTGTCGTGGGGTAAAAGTAGATCCGAATGGATTCAAGAAGCCATAGAGCGCAAACTAGACCCAAATCAATCATCGACATTACGTGAAGCGTCACTGTTGCAATTGTTGTCAGTGTTACGCACTAGAGACATAACGGAACATTTACGTCGATTAGTAAATGCAGAAATCGAGATTATACAAGGGATGCTAGTTGCGGAAACTGAAGAAGGACAATAAGATATAACAAACGTTCACACCATACAATACGTTCATTTTGTTGCTGATCTATTTCTGCAATTGGCGTCGTCATTCTTCTTCATCACTTTTATTCGTCGCATTATCTTTAATAAACTGTAAAAAATCAAATTCTGGTTGTTTTTTCTTACGTGGCATAATTACAACATCCGAGTATTACCATTGTCAGCATATTTTAACGGCGGGAACTGATCTCTTACAGCGCCAGCGATAACACCAGTAAGCGCGATAGACCTAATCCAATCAGGCACACCGCCTAACGCAACGGTGTTACGGCCAAATGCGTCATCAAAAGGAACCATTGTTCTAGCACTCTTCAAAAATTGTCTTTGTTCATTAGTAGATAGCATGCCCTCAGCGTCTTGTGGCTCTAATTGATAGTAGAATGATTGCAGTGCATTTGATTTCATCATAAACTGACTGCGAGCACCGCCAAACAAATACATAGGGAAATATTGTCCTGTTATGCGACTAACCTTTATCATACGCCCCAATGACATAACTTTACCAATTTGTGCAATAGATCTCTCTCGAATGTTGCCCAACATATACGACAAATGGCTGGCTTTTTTGCTGTCTACAGCTACATACGCACTAATTTCTAAATTTTTAATGCTTATGACACTTGGGTTTCCTGTTGTATACATAATGACATACATGTATAAACGTGGCGTATACCAACTAAATGTTGGCATTGCACCCAAAAAATTGTTAGGAAACTCTTGTTCGATTTTACAAGGTTCGACTCGCCCTCTTCCCGGTGGTAATGTAAAAATCATTTTGTACAACAATGTGTCAACACTTACTGCAGGCGTTCTATTTGTATTGCGACCGTAATTTCCTCCTAGAGCTTGATTAGTCAATAATAGCGGTTGCGATGTCAACAATACTTCGCCGTAAACAAAATCATCACTATCATGACTAACTAACATATTGTCAATAAATACATCGATTGCTGCAACAGTATGTCGTTTGCCGGTTTGCAGTTGTATAACTTTTTCAATATATGTTACTTCGTCTTGACTTGATATAACAACGTCGTCTTGTGTTATAGATTCCCTAATCTCATGTATTGCCATACTTACCGCCTCTTTTTAATTGCTTTTTTTACCGCTTTTTTACCTTCAGTCTTAGCAAATTCTTTCGCCATTTTCTTTAGATCTAACTTACCGTTCTTAAGGAATATTTTGTTAGCCTTCTTTTTAACATACTTATTCCATTTTGATAACTTGCGCTTCTTTTTAGGCTTGTCAGTCATAGGAGGGGCTTCAATATTCATGTTTTCTGTCATATCGGCTACATTACCCCCTGTAGGAACTAATGTTTCACCGGCTTTGATGTAAACCTGCATTGATGGCGTGCCTTGTAACATGTGCATCTGAAACGCCGGTATTGCTACCATATCAATAGGAAATTGATATTCTTCGTCGCCTATGATCAGTCCAACAACTACGCCGGTAGCGATGTCTTTGACTACGTCTTTAACCATACCCATTCTACAACCCCCTTAATCAAAGGTCGGTTGCTTGGGTCAACATTTGTTCCATATCGTCCTTGGTTAGTTTGACTGGTTCTGCAATTAGCATAATGTCAAGTTCAAGTGTAGTATTAGCGTAATGAGTTGCGCCACGTGCAGCTACACCAATCAATAAATCTGTTACAACTGGAAATCCTTCAGGATGTAGATCGGGAACACCGTATTCAAAATATGATACAAATGTGTTACCACCGACGTTAGTACCACTTTGTTCTACAACGTTGTTATATGCTTGGTGTTCTACTACGTTGATAACGTTAGGCGAACCTATGCCAACATCAACCGCTGTCTCATATGCTGTTGTAGTTGAATATAGTTTAAGACTTGCAAACTTTGAGGTGTTTACGTCTTGTGTTAGTCTTTGGTCGAAAGAACCGGTTACTGTCAGATTAGGATTTCTAACTTGAAATCTTACTTCTTTTATTTTCAATCCTTCCGATTTTGGGATAGATACGTAGTCGGATAGATCGATACGACCGTACAAAGTCGCAACGTCACCGCTTGCATCTAAATCAAATTGCATTCTGTCTCTTAATATTAGGTCACTTCTACCTTTTGCCATAACCTTTCATGATAGGAGACAGGTTATAATACTACTCCATGTCATAGATTTGGCCATCTACGCCGAGTAGAGTAGTGTAAAGCGGTAGCGTCGACACGAATCTACTATATTTTGGGCATGATTTACTTTTTCTAATCAATTATTAAATAGGAGATACCGATAGGAATAATCATGGACGATAAAACCCATCAACTTTTGAGCACGATCGCCGACATTGACGGTAGAATACTAGACATAATGGATTTATATCGGGCGATATGGCCTCGATTTAACAGTGTTGCGCCTGTTGACGCTGTTATGTCTAGACTTTACGACGCATACAAGGCAAACGGCAAGCTTGCAGACGCAATAGACAAGGGGTGGACAAAGTGAAACCAAGAAATCAACAACGTGAACTAAAAAACGCCGGATACGAAGCGCATTTTTTACATGCAGAAAAACAATGGAAAGAACTTAACATGACATGTTATCAAAAGAAATACCCAAACAACAACCTAAGAGGATATTACGACGAACTAGAATATATCGTCGACCATTTTAGTGAAATGGAGCAAGTAAAAATAATCTGGAGTGATTACGATCATTGTCTAAAAATAAAATGGGAGAATTGGTCATGTTGGTGGGCTGATTGTGATTGTCTCGGTTTCTATTATTGCGTATTGTTACCCATTGACGACGTAAGA